TTTTTTAACTATCAACTAAAACTATCACTCAGACCCGCCTTCCCTCTACCCGCCGCAACGCCGGTACAATCTGCCGCCGCACCACCTGATCCCAATCAATCGCCTCCACCCCGGCCCGATCCAGAGCATTAATATGAACATGCACTGTTATCCCGCCTCCTCTTTTATCTTGACGCAAATCTACTCGCTCAAAATCCCCCCTTCTCAGCGCCTCAAAATTCTCCCGCCCCAGGCTTGCCATACTCCCGCGCGGCAAAATCCCTTCCCCGGTCTGAGCAATAATCACTCGTTCATCTTTGGCCAAATTGAAATATCCGCCGGCCTGATTGACCGCTTCCTTAAAATCTCCCCCGCTTTCCGACATAGTCTGCCGGAAAATATGGGTAGCAGCTTCAATCGATTCCCGCAGAGAATCTCCGCCTTCCTGTTGCAGGTTTACAGTATCTGTCACCGCGTTCTGCCAGTCGGTTGCGGTTTTAGAAAAAATCTCTCTTAAACTACGCACGCCTTCATCGGTTTCCTTCGTGACCTCATGCCCCCGGGAAGTGGCATATTCCATGACCGTCAACATCTCCCGGGCATTGGCAAAATATTTGGAACTGGCCACCATCGCATATTCCACCAGCTCTTTGTATTTCCCCTTCGCCCGCTCATAAACCGCGCCGACATCCTCCCCGGCTTTGGCCAGATCCGCCTCCGATGCCGCCAGCCGGATAATAGCCTTCTGATAATAATCCACCGACTCCATTGCACTGGTGAACAGGTGCGCCGATCCCCGCACCGTCCCATACAAGGCGATCAGCTTGGCCTGGGCCATTGCTACCCCACGGCTCAGCCGATCATAATCCACACTGGCCTGCTGGGATTGTTTGCCACTGGCCGCCACTTCCCGGCCAGTCTGCTGGGCCGTGCCGGCCAGTTTTTTCAATTCTCCCGAGACCTGGGAAATCTTGATCGACCCTTGATCATCGACGGTCAGGGTAATTTTCAGTTCATTAGCCATTAGTCTTCACTTTCTTGGCATTTTTTCGGGCGATATCATGAATCAATGCTAAATTTTCAAGCATCCTTTTCGGATTTTTTACCTGGTACCAAGCCATTATTTTCCACACATCAATATTGAAATCTTGACAGAATTGATTGCATATCATCTTATAAATTTCCCAGACCAGGAAATTGCCGGGACGCAAGGCGGGACGGTGACATTGATCACAGGGAGGGCGTATGCCGAATAATTCTTCTTCTTTCCTGCATCTCTCACAGGTGCGGGAATAAGGATCGGTATAATATTCGGCATACTCAATCAGTTTTTTCGATCAGCTTCCTCCTTGTGCTCTACTTTCTGTTGCCGCCGTCGCACCACTTCGTTGAGCCACCGCAGGAAAACGCCGCTCTTGGTCAATAAATACGTCAGATTGTCCTCATCATAGGCCATTTCACTATTCTCTGGAGTGCCCTGGCCTTCAATATTTAATTCATAGTCCGGGAACAGTTTGGCTAATCCCGCGACGGTTAAACCTCGCCAATCCGCCACCGCATATTTCAGTACACTATGATGATAGTCAGCCCAGCTCTCTTTATGCAGTTTTACCTGGTCATCCGGTAAGGCCCGCATAATCAGGCGGGTATCCTGAAGAATATCGGGCAGCCGCACTAGCACTTCAAACCCGGGAATTTCCGGAACCTTTTCCCATTGCGCCTCGGTCGGATCTTTTATCAAATCGGCAATTCTCATTGGCTATACCTCAAGTCAAAGTAATGCTGAATTCATCATCCCCGGTATTCATCGCCAACAACGCGGTAATCGGATAAGTATAGATCTTGGCCCGCTCATCTACCCTGACTTCATGCAATCGGGTTTTAGGGGCAGACAGGGCGATAATATTCCCTGCCGTAGCTCCCAGAGTGGCCGCCATTGCTATCATTGTTCATGTTGACTTCCAGCCGCTCAATCAAGGCCCCATAGCTATCGATCACAAAAGAGGCCTCCAGGAAAACCGGCGGCAACGTGGCATTGTAAGAAGCTGACACCAGGTCATCATCTTCCACTTCACTGTCGATCCCGGTGAACTCGAAATTTAATAGACCCGGTTTACCGCCTTCCAGCGTCAGTCGGACATTGCCTCTAGCTCCCCATATCCTCTTAACTACGCCGTCCATACGTAGTTCCAGGGTCAGGGAATCAATATCTTCGGAGGCTGGACTATAAGTCACACTGGTGCCGGTGCTGATAGATTCGGCAAAGCCGCAGGCCTTCAGCAGTTTGCCCCAGGGCGGCGCTACCCCGGCCGTGCCGCTGCCATGTAATTCACATTGGAAATTCATACGCGCCGATCGACGGCCGGCCAAAGTAATCAATTTCGACAAAGTCTCACGCCGCGGATTACGCTCATGCATCTCGACTGTCGGCTCAAAACCACTGTCGAAGATCAATAACGCATCAGCCGTACCCGGCGTCTCCGCGCGTTTTTCTGACCAACATCGGCATGGTTGTTCTCCTCTATTTCCTGTTCTTTCCTGATTTCTTTAGGTTCTTTCTCGTCCACATATGGAAAACCAATCTATCTTCACTCATCCATCGACCTCTCTTCCACCAATAGGCTGATCTCAGCCACGTGGCATAATACAGATCCAAACATTCGGGCCTCCACATTCTCCACCTGAGGCGGCCCCGATAATAGACAATTGCCTCCCAGGTTAGGATCATGACGGAACTTGGCGCACACCGCCTCTACCAAATCCTGAAAGGTTTTCTCACTCCCGGCGCTGTCATCCAGGCTGTAAATGCCGGTGATCTCAAAAACATGCCGCCGCCGCACCACGGGCCTGGCTTCCCACTCTTCCGAGGTGCTGCGTCGGGTGATCGACCAGCCGTTGAGCTTGCTGCTACTCTGATAAAGCCTCAATAAATCCTTCCAGTTGCTGGCCCAGCGCTCGTAGTCATGCACCACCCCGATGCCGGCTATGGTATTTAGCTGCGTCTCAATATAATCCCGAATCGTGCTGTAACTCATGATAGCTCTTTCACTATCCGGTCAATCACCCGCTCCCATAATCTCCACATCGGCGATCCTGACCCCTGCAAATCCCCAACTGTCTTCTCTACAAACCGCCGCGGCCTGGTCCCCGGATGCCGCACCCTTTTCGCAAATACCGTCTTCCCGCTCCCCAACCGCTCCGCCCAGGTGGTGCGGCCCGGCCCGCCGCCCGGAATAAAGGCCAACGCCTTCTTTCTTCTCGGCCGGATCTCATGCGCTCGGCTGCCCTTCTCCACGATCTCCCCATAAGGCACCGGGTTGAAAACTTCTGCTCGAAACGGCACGCCCGGACTCAATCGCTTATCCCAGCCCCGCCACAGTGTTCCGCTTTCCCCCAACGGCGTTGCCTGCACCACCTTGGTCAGGGCCAGTTCGGTGGCCTCCACCCCGCCCCGGATCACTTCCTGCCGATAAATCCCCGCGGCCCGGTTGCCTGCCGTCAATAAAATCCCTCTCGCCTCTATCTCTGTCCGGATACTAATCATCTTTAGCGCCTTTGCGCTTTTGCGCCTTTGCGTGAGATTCTTTTTGCCTCTCACCAAGACGCCAAGACGCCAAGAATTTTAACGATACCTCTTTGGATGCGTCAGACGATCCCCCTGCCACCCCGCCAGGCTGTCCCAATCGCCGATTACCGAGGCCGCGACCGGCGGCCGTTCGTCTCCGGCAGTAATATGCTTATGATATAAATTCTCCAATTCTTTTCCCCGTTTGGCATATTCCCCCGACTTGGAGATATGCTGCACGCTGTCCGCGCCGATCGCCGACTCTAAACTCTGCGCATATTTCCGACTCAGCGCATAGCAACCCAACGCCCCCGCCAAATTGATCACCGCATCCTGATCGCTGGCCGGAATCGTGCTGGTGGCCGCATCCACTATATGCAAGGCCGTATGCTTCAGATTAATGGTTTCCGCCGCTGTCGGTTCATAATTTAAAAACCTCAGCGTCTTGCCGCTCGTCCCCTGATAGATCAACCATTCACTCTCATCTACATAAGTCGGGATCTGATTGCCGGCCGGATATTCCACCCCCAGAGCCACCGAAAATCCAGCCATCCAGTCGTCCGGCAAATCATATTCATAAGTCCCGGCCCCGGTGATCGCCGATACTATCACTCGCGGCCGGTCACTGGAATATATCAGCACCGCCTCGGAGATAAACGCATCCCGCTCCGTGGTGGAAAGGTGCTCTGCATCATCTTGGAGCACCTGGCTAAGTTTGGTCTGAAAATCGTCTAAGATTGCCATTATTCAAAGATAAAAGATATCATTGTATTTGCCGTAATTTCATCGCCCTTGACATAAGGAAAGCACCGCACTCCTGGAAAATCAATTTCCTGATTGAATCCGAAATCATCTTTGACTTTTAACAAAATCGGTCCCTCCGCGCTTTTTTCCCTGATTATCAAAGTCTCGCCTGTGCTTACTGGATAAAAATTTATTTTTCGCAGCCGCAGGCCGGTATTCTCCACTCCCAGTTCTGTAGCCAAATCCAGGGCCGAACTGCCGTCAAATACCACACTGACCACATGACCGCTCTTGGTTATTGTATTGCTCATGATTTCTGATCCTTCTTTGCCGCTTGGCGTCTTGGCATCTTGGCGAGAGGTTTTTTCTTAGTCAAAATTTTCACCGCGGTCTCGACAATCTTCTCCTCCGGCAGGGTGCAGGTGCAATGAAATCCCTGCGCCCGGTAGGGATCTACCGGATGCGGATGCCGGCATTCCTTCTCAAAGGCCCGCGCCAGGGCCCGGCGCTCCGGCTCCCAGATCTTCCTGAAATCCATAGGAATCAGATAACACGGATGGCAATCGCAGACCGGGCAGATCGGATAATGGTTTTTCCAATGCCCGCCCAGGTTCTCCGGCGCGCTGTGGCTGTAAAATACCATCTTGGGCGTCTCCCAGGCCCCGGCCGCGTTCACCAGGGCGCTCTCCGGTCCCACCACCAAATCAGCCACTTTGGTCATCATCAGGGTCGTCCGCAGATTCCATTTTCCGCCTACAGCCAACACTCGCTCATCTACGGGCATGGCGCTGCTCTGATAATAAAATCCCGAACAGATATAATGCCGGGAATTGGGCACTTGATTCAACACCTCTTTGAGATAGCGAAAGCCCCGCACAATCTGTTTGTTCCGGGTAGAGCCGTTCAAGTGCCAGAGCACTACCTTGTCGTCCCGCGTCTGCTTCTCCTCCTGAAACTTGGCCAATACCTCCAGTTCTTGATCCGACAGATAGATTTCCGGCCCAAATTTCTCTCCCGCCTCCAGCTTGAAACCCGCGGCCTGGACCGTGTCATCATAATAATTAATTCCGGCCGCCTTCTGCCGCCGCTCCTCTATGGTCGGTATCTCACCAAACTGTCCATCCGTCTTATGTAGATACTTCTTCTCCACCGTAAAGGCCAGGTTGATCACCAGGTCATATTTCTGTTCCAACCCTGTTATCCACTCCTCCCAGGCCAACGGTTCTTCCGGTTCGGGATAGTCGATAATCTCCCGCACATAGGGATTGTGCTTATAAACTGCCTTATTCTGCGGCCAGGCCGCCACATCCACCTCATAGCCTTCACCTTGCAAAAGCCTCGGGATCGGCGTGGTAAACAACAGATCGCCGATCCCTCGCCCCCCGCGCACAATCAAAGCCTGTTTCATGGCCGTCCCCTAATTCTCCCTTCCCTGATGGAAGAGGGGCGGGGTGAGGGAGATATTTTGGTCAGTTCACAATGCAGTTCGGTAAAATAATTTCCTACTTCGCCCCGGTCGATATTGGGCCGATCATGCCGCACACTCTCCAAAAATTCCAGCTCAAACAGTCCCGCACAGCCCCCGGTGTCAAAGCCCATATTATGATCCAGGAGATGGAAAAAACTCTCTGGCACGAAATACCTGACATGCGTCGGATCGGCCACCGCGGCCCGGCAGGGAAACTCCGGCACTTTAATAACCAGCGTCCCCCCGGGCTTCAACACCCGGTGAATCTCCCGCACCAGTGGCAAATAATTTTGCACGTGTTCAAATACATGACTGGCATACACCAGGTCGAATTCCTCCCGCCCGAAGGGCAGGGGATTCTCCAGATCTGAGGCTACGTCCACGCCGTCCCGCGGCTCCCGGTCCAGATTGATCCAGTGCACCGCCGCGGTGCTGGACATAACAGCATTACCACACCCCAAATTCAGCGCCTTAACCGCCATGCTTTAGCTTCCTTTTTTCCTCCCCCCCCGTTGGGGGGAGAAGGTTAGGGTGAGGTAGAATTACTGAAACTCATACCACATGGTACCATGGAAGGCCGGATAGGCCTTACCATTCCCCTGCTGGGCCACCTTGAGCACTAATACCTCGCCGGCCGTCACCTCATCATAGTCGGTATCCACGGTCATCGCCACCGGAGCCTCGCTCCCGGCGCTTACCCCTGTCGAACTAAACGCCAATGCCGCCACTTCGTCAGTGCCGGCTCCCGCCGTACCCAGATTGACGATGGAAAATTTGGGATAATTGGTCGCTGCTCCGGTCAAGGCCGCCTCAAATACCAGCTTGGCCCCTTTGACCCGCAAATCCTTGGGCGCCACAAAATATCCAAGAGTCTGATCAGTATTGGTCGCCCCCGAGGCCCCGGCCTCAAAATAATGCGAAATCACCAATCCCGGCGCATCTGCCCCTAGAAATTTACCCATTTTTATCCTCCCTTAGCTCACTACCCGACCCTGGAAGCCCCGATAATCCAGGACGCAATAACCCCAGATGTGCCGGATCTTGTAAGTGATCTTATCGGCGCTGAACATGCTGCCCACCGTCGGCTGATCCTGCACGAACAGCTCCGGCTCTTCCCGGCCCTGGAAGAAGCCGACTTCAATGGTCGGGCATTCCTTGGGATCGCAGACCACATACCAGTTGTTGGCGTCCGTCCAATAATCCACCACGATATAATCCATGCGCTCCCGGTTATGCAGGTTGGGCGCATCCGAAATTTCGGTGGTGGCCGCGCTGATCAGGGTATAGGCCCCCATGCACAGCTTAAAGGCCAGCTCTTCCAACTCATTGGGAATCAGCAGATACTTGGGCGTCAATCCCAGATATTCATAAGAATCCCCAAACGCCGTCTGCGTCCGCATCTTATAGCGGGCCTCGTTCAGGCCGGCATGGCTCAACGCCGTCGTGGCATAATTGCCATGCGTGTCATCCGATTTAAACAGATAATCAGTATCCCCGGTGATGGTCAGCGCCACCCCCTGGCCGCTGTTGGCGGTGAAGATATCGAAGATCGCCTTGTACAAGGTCCGCGCCGCGGCCCGGCCCAGCCGCACCGGAATCCGCCGGATCGACCCGACATCATCATTGGCGATCATCTCCATCGTCACCGTTTCCAATCCGCCGTATTTCCCGATCGCATAGGTTGCTTCTTCATCGCCCGGCGAGGTCAGTTCGGTATAAGTGCCCTGCGCCGCTACACTCGGCAACACACCGAAGCCGCCCAGCCGCAGCCGCCGGTTGGTCCGGAAATCACTGATCGCCGTGATGTCACTGACTATCTTCCGCCAATCCTGCAATGGCGCCACATTATACTCTTTGAGCATCTTCCGGGTAATTGAATCCCCCAGGATCTGCGCCCAGGAACTGGTAGTCAGGCCCTCGGTAAACCGCTCCAGGTTTTTGGCTTCCGCCAGCCGTCCGGTCAGGCTCACATCTCCAGTGATTTCCTCATAGGCCTTGCGGAAACTCCGAAAACGCGGCACCTTATCAATATCCTCAGCCTCGAAAAACCCATCCAGGGCCTTGATCACCTTGTCCTTCTCATTCATTCCGGCCCGCGCCGCACCCAGCCCGGCCACCTGGCCGCTTTCGGCAAATTTGGCCAGATAATCCCGCTCTTCGGCGATCACCTTGTCCAGGTCGGCCTCTTTAAAGATCGTGCCGCCAAACCACTTCTTGATCTTGGCCCGGGTGATCTCCGGCA